CCACGGTGAAAGCGGCATTCGGTCTGATCAAAGAGCATCGCGAGCGCCTGATTCACGATGCCAACAAGGCCCGGATTCACCACTTCGGAGCATCGGTGAACGAATGCTGGAAGGAATCCAACCGGATGGAGGTGACGGCATGAAGATCGTCGGCAAAACACTGAGCGGGTATCTGATGGAAATAAGCACCTATGAGCTTGATGAAGTCACCGGTTGCGGACAGCGGTCTGATAACCGGCTTCAGATTGGGAGCATCTTCAATGTGCGGAAATCATTCAGCCACCTCGAATCCATTCGCTATGCCGCCGAGCAACGCAAGAACATGGCCACTCAACTTCGCGCCATGGCGGAGATGATCGAGATCATTCCTGACGCAATGGAACTTCCAGAGCCTCCAAAGGCTGAAGAAACGGAGGTGGCATAATGAAGGTCTGGCCGCACATGATCCAAGGTTCTGAAGAGTGGATCCGAGCCCGAAAGGGCCGTGTGACCGCTTCCAATGCGGATCGCATCCTCACCCCGACCGGCAAGGATTCCAGCCAATGGGATTCCTATGCCATCGAGCTGTGCGCGGAGTGCATCCGCCCGGACGAGCTTCCGGCCTTTACCGGAAACGTCCACACCGATCGCGGCAACGAACTCGAGCCCGCTGCCCGCGAGGAATTCTCGCGAGTGATGGGGCTGGAAGTCGTCCAAGTCGGATTTATCACCCGCGCGGATGGCGTGGTCGGACTCTCCCCGGATTCGTTGATCCTCAAGCCAGGTGTGAATCTGGAAAGGGATGCCAAGTATGACGACAAGGGCGCAATCATTAATGGTCTCGACCTGTTCTTGGCCGGACTGGAAGCGAAAGCGCCGATGGCGAAGAATCACGCGAGTTATGTGGTCGAAGGTGGACTGCCCAAGCAGTATTTCCCGCAAGTCCACTTCTCCATGGCCGCTACCGGACTGCCATGGTATTTCATTAGCTACTGCCCGGGGATGGTGGCTCACATAGCTCCCGTGAATCCGGACGCCTACACGGCCAAGATGGCGGATGCGATTGACAGATTCGTGATTTTCTACGGAGCGCGTCGGACTGAGGTTATGCCAAAGCTCCTTGGAAAGGAGGCAGCATGATAATAGATTTTGATGAAACGGGTGTTCCATCAGGCTCCCCGGCCGGGCAGTGTGTGCCTGCCGAAGCGCTATTACAGACAGGGGTGTTTGACAGCGTGGAAGCAACGGCCGGGGAGAATCCCGAGCGGAAAGCCTATATCGACTTCCTGATGCGGAAAATTCCAAAGGCGGAGGTCTGCGGATTCGAGCCACCATCGCCCCCGCATGAGTCCCTGTTTCCGCATCAGGTTGATATCTGCAATTGGGCCATCCGTGGAGGTCGCCGCGCGGTGTTTGCTAACTTCGGACTCGGGAAAACCCGGATGCATCTTCAGCTGGCGACATGGGTATGCCAGAAAACGCATGGTCGGTTTTTGATCATTTGCCCGCTAGGAGTTAGGCAAGAGTTCACCCAAAGCGACGGGCCAGCGATGGGGCTGGCGCTATCATTCATCCGGCGCACCGAAGATGTTGGTGGACCTGGAATCTACGTCACCAATTACGAATCCGTCCGCGATGGGAAGATCGATGTGAACATCTTCCAAGGCGTTGGGATGGATGAGGCGAGTGTGTTGAGGTCCTATGGCTCGAAGACCTATCAGACGTTCCTGCCGATCTTCAAGTCGGTGCCCTACCGCTTTGTTTTCACGGCAACGCCATCACCGAACCGATACAAGGAACTGATCCACTACGCGGGGTTTCTCGGAGTGATGGACACGGGCGAGGCCCTTACCCGGTTTTTCCAGCGTGATTCATCGCAGGCTGGCAACCTGACGCTGTATCCCCACATGGAACAGCAGTTTTGGCTGTGGTTAGCGAGCTGGGCCGCATTCATTCAACGCCCGTCCGATCTTGGATATTCTGATGAGGGCTACGACCTCCCCGAAATAAACGTCCATTGGCACCGACTCGAAGTCGACCACACGAAAGCATGGTCCCAAGTGGATGGATGGGGGCAGGCTCAAATGTTCATGGATCAAGCCGTCGGGTTGAAGGAATCCGCAGAAACGAAGCGTGAAAGCATCGAGATGCGGGTGGCCAAGGCTCACAGCATCGTCAACAGCGAGTGGCTTCAACGGTGCAGTCCGGAGCTTTCCGTCGATGACCCACAGCAGGCCAAGGAAAAGCATTGGATCATCTGGCACGACCTCGAAGATGAGCGAAGAGCCATCGAAAAGGCCTTCCCATTGGCGAAGACGGTTTACGGGTCGCAGGACTTGGACGACCGGGAAGAACTCATCATGGGATTCTCCCGTGGCGAATACCGCATCCTAGCAACGAAGCCAATCATCGCCGGGTCTGGCTGCAACTTCCAGCGGCACTGCGCGGACGCGGTGTTCCTTGGAGTAGGCTACAAGTTCAATGACTTCATTCAGGCGATCCACCGAATCCACCGCTTCCAGCAAAAGCGGGAAGTCAACATTCACATCGTTCACCTCGACAGCGAAGACGCGATTGTCGCGGACCTAAAGGCCAAGTGGCAACGCCACGATGAGCTTCAGCGCACCATGACTGGCATCATGAGAAAATACAAACTGAGCACGCACACAACTATGGAACTGATACGCACTCTAACAACCGGAGGCGAGCGGGCGGAGGTCCGGGGCGAGCGCTTCCGATCAATCCGAAACGACACCACTCTCGAATTGATGGATTGGTTCGAAAATCAGGTCGACATGATTCTCACTTCAATCCCATTCGGCAACCAATACGAATACAGTCCGAGCTTCAATGACTTCGGCCACAATTCCGACAACGAAGCGTTTTTTCAACAGATGAATCACCTTTGCCCGCAACTGCTGAAGGTGCTCAAGCCTGGCAGGATTGCGGCGATCCATGTAAAGGACCGGATCCGCTTCGGGAATGTCACCGGTGACGGTTTCCCGACAGTCGATCCATTCTCCGATATGACGGTCGCGGCATTCCGCAAGGCCGGATTCCGATTCATGGCCCGCATCACGATCGACACTGACGTCGTGAGGGAAAACAATCAAACATACCGCCTCGGCTGGAGTGAGAATGCAAAAGACAGCTCGAAGATGGGCGCTGGAATGCCCGAATACGTTTTGATCTTCCGCAAGCTCCCGAGCGATCAATCCAACGGCTATGCCGACGTTCCTGTCACGAAGCAGAAAGAGGAATATACCCGAGCGGACTGGCAACTAGATGCGGCCGGGCTGTGGCGCTCCAATGGAAACCGCCTCCCGGATCCAGAGATCCTGAAGCACATGCCGCACGATGCGATCAAGCGGCTCTGGATCGAGCACAGCCGGAAAGGCGGCTACGATCACGAGGAACATGTTGAGATCGCCAAGGCTCTTGAGTCCATGGGCAAGCTGCCCAGCTCGTTCATGCTCTTCCCGCCGATTTCGCGGAAGGCTGACATCTGGGATGATATTGCCCGCATGCGGACGCTGAACAGCGAGCAAAGCCGCCGGAATCAGGAAAACCACGTTTGCCCGCTCCAGCTCGATATCATCAAACGACTGATAACGCGTTACACCAATGCGGACGAGGTGGTCTATGATCCGTTCCTCGGGATTGGATCGACGGCGTTTCAAGCGATCAAGATGGGCCGCCACGGATGGGGCAGTGAACTCAATGAGGAATACTGGAGATGCGCGGTCGGCTACTGCGAAGCCGCCGAATCGCAGGTCGATGTTCCGACTCTCTTTGATATGGCTGCAGGCATACCGGCCGGAGATGAAAGGGGGGGCAGCTTGAAGGCTTTATCTGTTCGCCAACCGTGGGCATGGCTGATCGTCAACGGGCACAAGAAGTTCGAGAATCGCGACTGGCAGCCGTTGAATCCGTGCCGCAAGTTCCGCGGGCGGGTGCTGATTCATGCCAGCAAGGGCATGACTCGCGAGGAGTATCTGATTGGATGCGATCACGCGGAAGATTACGGCATCACGCTTCCACCTGCCGAAGACCTCGAGCGCGGTGGCATCGTCGGCGAGACCGAGATTGTCGGCTGGCATGATAGCCCACCGGACATGCCTTTCGCATTTGGATCCGGGTTGGAACTCAGGAACTCGAAGCCACTGCCATTCAGGCCACTGAATGGGGCTCTCGGTTTCTTCAAAGTGGAAATGGAGGTGTCCAATGGGTAAGGAGACCGCGATCTCGTGGACCGATCACACGTTCAATCCCCATTGGGCCTGCTCTCTCCGCGACCAGTGCAAAGCCGCTGGCGTCGCTTTCCACATGAAGCAAATGGGAGGTCTGAAACCCTCCATGATGCCACCCATCCCCGCCGATCTGATGATTAGCGAGTTCCCAGAAAGGGGGGCAGCATGAGAACCCTCAAACGAGACCGATCGATTCTCCACTGCCGCACCTGCGGAAAGGAGAAATCATGCCGTGAGTTTTACGTCTCGAACCTCTCCATTTGCATGGATTGCAAGAGGGAGAAGGTCCAAGCCTACAAGCAGCGAACGGACTACAACCGGGCGTATCGCCTGCGAAAGGAGGCCGCATGAGTGCTGATATGCGACTATTGGCAAAGGTTGATCGGAAATCATTCTGCGAGATCCGGAGGGACTATCAGAAGCGGCACCGATCATTCCCGAAGGTCCTGACACGCATTCCCAAAGAGTCGTGGCCAAAAACAACGTCGCGTCTCATCCCTGACGAGTGTTGGCATTCGCAAGAGTTTCTGGTTCAGATTTTCAAACAAGAAAACCAGCCTATCAGACTTTCCATTCTCCGCACGGTCATGGATGCAGACGGCAGTTGGAAGGCTGGAATCACTTGGGACGAACTCCAACAGGTGAAGGCGGCGGTAGGATTCCGTGACGAATGGGCGGTCGAGATTTACCCTCCTGATGACGAGGTGGCCAACGTAGCCAACATCCGTCATCTTTGGATTGTTCCGGCTCCGGAGTTTGCTTGGAAGAAAGGAGGGAAGTCATGAGTTGGGATATTTCCAAGCTCGGGAAGTGCGCGGTCCATGGCCACTATTCCGGCAGCGCATGCCCGCTGTGTGATCGGGTGGAGATGTCGGCCGGAATCCCGGCTGTTGCGGAGATTCCCGCAGCGGATCCCACCGAGGATCGGTCAAAGTGGTGGGCAGGTCCTGAAAAGGAACTCCAAGAAATCTTTGCCACTTGGCTCGAACATCACGAGATCGAGTGCATTCACAGCCGCACGGACCAGAAGAGCACGATTGAATCGGGATGGCCTGATTTCACCTGCCTAAAAACCGGGCCGGACGGAGTTCCACGCGTCTGTATGGTCGAGTTCAAGAACCGCGATGGGAAGCTCCGCAAAGATCAGGTGACCGTGATCGATCGACTCATGGACCGATCGCTTCCCGTGCTCGTCACCGGCGACTTTGCGGAGGCCTGCGACTTCGTGAGAGCCCACCTCGCCATGGGGACCACTGCCCCACCTTCACCTTCAAACCCGAAAGCATAACTTCCAGCCGTCTGGATAAACCGATTGGAAACCGGCCTGACATTTTCAGCATGAGAACCAACCCAACAGCCTCGATTCGACCTCATCCGCCCGCTCATGCCGGGGTTTCCACGGGTGAGGTCGGATCGGGGCTTTTTGCACCCATGAACAATCCAGAAAAGATGACCAGGTCGCAGCTGATATCTCTCGCCAACGGTCACAAATCCATGATCGCAGGTCTTCAGAAACAACTCAAAGCCGCGCTGGAATCGAATGTGACACTTTACACCGAAAACAAGACGCTGCGGGAGGCGGCTGCCGCCAAATGAAGCGATTCACCGAAACCCAAAAGTGGGAAGATCCTTGGTTCCGGAGGCTCAAGCCGGAAATGAAACTGCTTTGGCAGTGGCTTTGTGACCGCTGTGACAATGCCGGAGTGATCGAACCTGACATGGAATTGGCGTCATTTCAAATAGGGTATCAATACCCTATGGATACCCTATCACAATTTGGCGAAAGGCTGGTCAAATTGGACGCCGGGAAGTGGTTCATTCCTAAGTTCATTGAGTTCCAATACGGGCAGCTTTCGAGGGATTGCAAAGCTCACAAGCCCATTTTCACGTCTTTACAAAAGCATTGCATCCAACTCGATTTGATAGGGTATCCAAAGGGTATCAATACCCTCCAAGAAAAGGAAACAGTACAGGAAAAGGAAACGGAAAAAGAAAAGGAAGAGCCGCGAACCAATCGAAAGCGATACGCGACGCATGCCGAGGTTGTGACCTACGGACGCTCTCAGCCGTTCCCGATTTCGGAAGAGTGCATGGATGCGTTCTTTGACCGCATGGAAGAAATCGGTTGGACCGATGACAAGGGGCTGCCGTTGGCCGACTGGCGGGCACGCTTCCGACGCTACGCGACGAACTGGTCGAACAACTCGAACCGTGGGAAGGCGGCGCCAAAGTGAGTGACACCGTCCAAGCCTTGCCTCATGCGCTGGGACCGGAGAAGGCGGTGCTGTCGGTGCTTTTCCAGTATCCCGAAAAGATCGACGAATGCGATGGCCTGACATCCGCTCATTTCCACATTCCAGCGCATCGGGAACTGTATCAGGCGATTCTTGGAACGCATCGCGATGGCCGGGAGTTAGAGCTGGTTTCGTTCGTGGAAAGATTGCGAGCGGTTGGCCTTTTGGATCGTGTGGGAGGACCTGCGGCGATCACGGACATTTACAGCTATCAGCCGAGCCCCGGGCATTTCAAACAGCACATCGAGCTTCTGACGGAAAACCTGATTTACCGGATGGCAATCGAAAAGGGTAACCTGATGATTGAGGCCGGATACTCAGGCGAGACTGAAATCGTCAGCAATGCGGCCAAGTCAGCACTGTCGGCAATTGAGGACACTTTGACCGGCGCAACCGCCCCGCCGACGCTCACGGAGATATTGAGGGAATCCATGGAGCGCTTTGAGGCCCGCACCCGCGGCACTGAAGATTCGATGGGAATTCCCACGCTCCCGATCTTGGATGAGATGTTGCGAGGGCTTCACCCTGGCAGGCTATGGGTGATTGGAGCTTACCCTGAAGGCGGCAAGTCGGTGTTGGCGTCTCAAATCATCATCGACGTGGCACTCGCCGGCTTCCCTGCGCTGTTTCTCAGTTTGGAGATGAGCCCCCGGGACGTGATGGACAGGATGATCGTGCAAGCCTCACACGTTGACGCGAAGGCGTTCATGGAGCCGAAAGCCTACGGCGCGCAGCATGGCACTGAAGGAATCACAATTGGGCTGATGCGGCCCATTCAGCGCGCCGTGGCGGCACTGAAGGATTCGCCCTTGCGAGTGCAACGGCCCGGCAACCGAAAGCTCTCCACGATCATCGCAGCGATCAAGCGGGCGCGCCGGGAGACCGGAATCAAGGTCGCCGCCGTCGATTACCTCCAACTCGTCAAGGGAAGCGGGGACGCCGGGAACCGGGAAGGGGAGATCTCCGAGGTATCCCATGGCCTTCAGGAAGTCGCTCAAGACTGCGGAATCACACTACTGATTCTCTCCCAGCTCAACGCGGACGGGGACACAAAGCACGGCCGTGTAATCGAGGAAGATGCCGACGCGGTGCTCAACATCATTCAGGACCGAAACAAGGAATCAGAGACCTACAAGATGCACCGGCACATTCTCATCGCCAAGGATCGTCACTACGGCACCGGGGGCGAACGTGTCAGGCTCATTCTCGACCGGGAGAGGATTCGATTCATCGAAGGCCAAGACCAGACCCATCAAACCAAGCCGAAATTCAACCGCTGAAACCACCATGCCCGCAAGAATCACGCACGACATCGTTGCCACCATCGGGAAATACAAGGACCGCTCCACGGGCGAGGAAAAGAAGCAGTATCTCACGGTTGGGAAATGCTTCACCGATGATCAAGGGCGGCAATCCCTCAAGATCGATGCGATTCCCGTCACTCCGGAATGGAGCGGCTGGCTTTCGCTCTATCCGATCAAGGACAAGCTGCCGGAAGGTCGGACGCAACAGCGGAGCATGCCACCGGCTCCACCCGAGCCTGATCCTAGAATCGATGAACCAGACGATCTTCCATTCTAACAATCATGAAAAATCCCGCAAAAAAGGTGACACAAAAGGGAAAATGTCACCATGAAAAATCTCACGCCACATTCTCGGAAATGCTTGAAGAACTAAGGAAAGCCGATGGTTTCACGGTTGACGAAATGTCGGTTTTCAGCATGACACCGTCACGCACAATCAAACGATGGATTGCGGGAGACTGTGAACCAACCGAAGACAGGAAAAAGAAGTTTTTGGAGGTTTTCAACGGTCCTTCAGCGCCAATATCCGCAAGAAAAATGAAGGGCCATAATCTCGTTTGGGATAGGGGAAAGCGGCGATGGATTTTAAGGCTCACCATCTCTGATAACCCAAAACTTGTGGGAGACAGAATCAAGCATGCGCTGCCCACGATGAATGCCGGGACCGCCATTCTGATTCGGGACGTAGCTGTTGCCTTGCTCCAAAAGTTGGGCCACAACGTCCGGCCGCGGATTAAGAAACGGAAAGGGGACAACCGATGAATACCACAAAAGATATCTCGCCCATCATGAAAACTCCCGAATTAAAACAGATGCCTGCGGGCGGTTCGATGCGGCGTCTTGTTCAGCGTCTTCGGATGCTGCTGGCGCGTTGGGTCTGCTATCACATGGGCTGCGAGGGCGGATGGTATGAGCCATGCACCCGCTGCGGTGAACCCGTAAATCCCAACTACTGAAACCATGAAAACCGAGCCTGTAACATACGACCCTGACGCTGATCGGAAGATCGCCGAAATGGAAGAGCACTTCGCGGAATACCTGAAACTCTGCCGCGTCCCGAAAAGCCGCCCGGCACAATGGGAGGTTGGAGACATCGCAATCGAATACATAACGCTGCGCCGGGACGATGATCCGATGCCGCCGTGCATCCTCCTCATGGTAACTGCGGTCGATGGTGATCAGGTCCACTTGGAAAGCCTGGACTCCAACAACCCGATGACTCGCCGTGGATCACGGCTGATGGGCGTAGCGGAGGCGCTCACCTACTACGACGACGTAGCGGAGGAAATGACCGTGAAATCCGCACGGATCGGGCGCCGAAAGCTCGAAGCACTGGCGGAACCATTCGCGCCGTTCCCGGAGTGGCTGAAAAGCATGGAGTGGTGGGAGACGCATCCGGAAGACAGGCCGGATCGCTACGACTTGATGTGCAAATTCATTCCGCTGAATGCCTAGCTATGCCGCCGATGCCAGCCGCCCTACGACTTCCGCTTCCTGCTACCGGCTTCCCGGCTGGTATCGGTTGGCATGAGCGTCTTGTTCTCACTCTTCCGAATTATGACAGACCCCGAACAAATCGCCGCCCTTGCTGCCGATCTACAACGTGTGATCGACCGATACCGTGCGGAGTTCAACCTAACCCTTGCCGCCGCCATTGGAACGCTGGAGGTGGTGAAACTGCAACTGTTCCAAGATCAAACCAACGACCATGAAAATTGAATCCATCCTGACCCCAAAAACAGACGCCGAAATCACCCCCGTAACCGTCGATCCCGATGGCGATGAACAAGAAATTGAATGTGTGCCCGTTGAGTTTGCGCGGCAACTGGAACGCGAAAACACGCATCTGCGCGAACGCTGCAAAAGCTACGCCGACCGCGAAGACAGCATACGCTACCTGCAAAGCCGAAACCGTGAATTGGAGGCCGCTGGGGCAAACCTTGTTGACCTGATACGCTCCGCTCGTGCCATCGCTCAGCGCAAAGGAGAGGGAACCGCATGGGGACGCTTCGACGCCGCACTTGCCAAGACGGGGATTGGATCGGTGACACCGAAGATGTTCCGAATCCTCGGCGACGATGATCCTGAACTTCTTGGTGAGAACGCTTGACCTCATGCACGCCGCCCTACCGCTCCGCTTTACCAACCTGCTTCCTCGGCGTTCCATGCAGGTCTTTGTTGTGCCTCTTTTGGGCTGCGGCGATGACGGCAAGGTAAATGGCCTTCTGCCAGTCTGGCGGGCCGCTCCGGCGAATCCACGAATGGGCAGTGGTCACCGGGCATCCGAGGATGGCGGCAAGTCGTGTGGCTCCAAGTGCAAGGCAGTCGTCCCAGGTCATGGCCAAATCCTACCGCAGAAAAAAAAGTATGCAATGCAGAAAATAAATCTTGCAAATGGATACGCACTGCGTATTGTTCGGGCATGTCCAACACCGCTACCGAATCCGCCACCCTCACAATCACCGGCTACGATACCGACACCGTCTGCGAATGCTGCGGTAAAAGCCTGGTCCATGGAATCCGCCTCGCCGATGGCCGCACCGTTGGTGCCCAGTGCTTCAACAAAGTTCTCACCAAGCCGCTTTCATACGGAGGTAAGACTTACCGGGTTGGCGCGGAAAACATCATCCGCCGTGCCAAGGTTCGCGAGTTCTACTCTGCTGGAACCGCCGCCCAACGGTTTGGGTTTTACCCTTCCGACTTCGTTTTCGAATCGGCTGAGTGAAATCCGGCGGGGTTCGATCCCCCGCTATTCATTCCGCTGAACGACCGAGGTCTGGCAACCGCGCCAGAAGACTCCGACCCAAACTAGAGACGTTATCGCGGTTGCCATCGCCGACTTGTTCTCTGAATCAGCCCGAAATCACCAACCAACACCGAATATGCCATACTACGAACTGGAAATCACCGCCCGAAAAACCGTCTGCGTGAAAGCCGACAATCCCGAAGACGTTCCACCATCACAGCCATGAGCGAAGAATCACTGAACCCGGAACGGGATGAACTATGGGCGAAGCATGACGGACTCACGCCAGCGTGCTGCGCCGAAATGATCGCACTCGCTGGCAAGCTGGAACAAGAGCGGAACGTCTGGAGGCACGAAGCGGAGGTTGTGCGCAAGCAACTGGAATCCGAGCATGAAACCGCGATCAGTCTTTTTATCGAGTTCCACGAGTTGAAAAACGCCGTCGCTGAGACGCTCGAAGAAAACTGCCACCTAGCGGACGGCGATCAATGCACGCTCAAAAAGCTGAAGGATGCCTACGCGAAAGCTGGTGCCAGCTTGGATTCAGAGAACGCAGAGCTATGCCATCCCTGCCCGCCCTCGACTCCGCCTCGCCAAGAAACTGCCGACGGGCAGGGATTGGCATGAGCGCCTTGTTCATCCTCTTCCGAATTACCCTATGACTCCAACAACACCAATGACCGAACCCGAAGCGCGAACCGTGGCACTCCTACGGCTGCACTTCGGATGCACCTTCGGCAAGCTCGCCATGTGCTGCCAAGCCCTATGGGACGCGAACCGCTGCGAAGAACTCACGGGATACCGCTACGGCTCCCCGATGGGTCAAGGCATGGTGATCGCTATGGAGGATTACTTCCGGCTGGAACGCTGCGAGTCTGACAACATGAGCATGGGCGAGCAACGATGCGCGGCATGTGGACTGTCTCAGGTGGCAATCAGCCGATCACACGACACGCCCAAGCAATGCGGATTCTGCGGAGAGTTCGCCAGCATGTGGGATTCTATTGGATGAACGCATAAGGTCATGGACACGGCACCCTCAACGCTCGAACTCGCCCTGGACGCGCCCGCCGTGTTCCATGCACCGTCTTGTTCGCCTTTGCGGGTGCTGGTGGCGTGCGAATACAGCGGAGCCGTGAGGGATGCCTTCCGCGCCCTGGGACACGATGCCATGTCCTGCGACCTGCTGCCGACCGATGCCGATGGCCCGCACTACTGCGGCGACGTGCGCGACCTGCTGGACTACCCGTGGGACATCATGATCGCGCACCCGCCATGCACTCACCTGAGCGTGAGCGGTGCGAAGCACTTCGCGGAAAAGCGCAAGGATGGGCGGCAGCAAAGCGCCGTGAGTTTCTTCATGATGCTGGCTCGCTCACCGATCCCGAAAATCGCCATCGAAAACCCGGTCTGCATCATGTCGAGCATGTGGCGGAAACCCGACCAGGTAATCCAGCCGTGGCAGTTCGGCCATGGAGAGACAAAGGCAACGTGCCTCTGGCTCAAAGGACTGCCGAAGCTCCGGCCCACGAACATCGTGGAAGGCCGCGAACAGAGAATCTTCAAGATGCCGCCGAGTGCCGACCGATGGAAGGAACGCTCGAAAACCTTCGCAGGAATCGCCGCTGCGATGGCCCACCAGTGGGGCGGATTCCGTCAGGCGAACGCATAAAGCCATGGACGCCGACCCCAAGACTATGATTCAAGAACCGACTTCCTCGGCGTTCCATGCGCTGCCTTGTTCGCGGTTGATTACGCAGGCGGAACTCGAAAACGTCCTGACGCATGAAGGGATCGTGGAACACAACGCCATCGAAGACCCTTTCGGTTACGACAATGGAAAAACGGAACTGGCTGTATCTATCGCCGCCCGCGCGTTGGATGAAATAGCCCGTCAGAAAACGGCACATCTGATCGAAGCGTTGGAGATCATCGCTGGGTTGCGTCCATGTCTCGATAATCTGCTTGGGAACTCCGACATCGCCGCCATGGCCCTTTCTTCCGCGAACGATAAAGCGGATCTACCGGCGACGGTGGGCTCCGCTTCGGGAAAGGACGTTAACGCCGGTTAGATCCCGCGCCTTGTTCGAGGGCGGCCCGAATACACTCACGACTATGAAAACACAAATAATGCTAGACCTAGAAACGCTGGGGAATCGCCCCGGATCTGCCCTTGTGGCTATCGGTGCCGTGAAGTTCGGAAATGGTGAAATCCTCGACGAGTTCTATCGCCGGATCGACGCCGAAAGCTGCGTGCAGCTCGGTCTCGAAATGGATACATCGACGGTGATGTGGTGGCTAAAACAGGCCGATGGTCCAAGGCTGGAGATCACGCAACCCGGAAAGCATCTCTGCGAGGTGCTTATGGACTTCAGCCAATGGGTAGCCGATCCCGATGCCGAAATGTGGGGAAATGGCGCGGCCTTCGACAACGCGCTGCTTGCCGCTGCCTACCACGTCGCTGCGCGCAAAGCCCCGTGGAAGTTCTGGAACGATCGCTGTTACCGGACGATGAAGAATCTGCATCCGGAAGTGCCAATGGAACGCGGCGGCGAACATCACCACGCGCTCGATGATGCGCGAGACCAGGCGCGGCATCTGATGGCAATCCTGAGTCCCTCGAACGCTCCAGGCCATCCGGCCGCCGCCCTAAATCTCCGATTCAAGAAGAACGCTCCTCGGCGTTCCATGCAGGTCTTTGTTGTGCTTCTTCGCTTCTTTTGCGATGACGGCAAGGAAAAGCTCTTGCTGCCACCCAGGCGGCTTGCGGGAGCCATCAAGCCAAGCGTAGGCGGTCTGCCGTGGACAACCCAAAGCGGCAACGATCACGGCGGCGGAATACGGGGCGAGAGAATCAGCGAAGGACATGGGTAAATCCTACCGCAGAAAAAAAAGTATGCAATGCAGAAAATAAATCTTGCAAATGGATACGCACTGCGTATTGTTCGGGCATGTCCAACACCGCTACCGCCACCCGTCAGTTCAGAATCCTTGGAATCACCGACAGCATCAACTCTTGCGACTGCTGCGGAAAACAGAATCTGCAAAAGACCGTCGCTATCGAAAATTGCGAAACCGGAGAAACCGGATACTTCGGAACATCCTGTGCAATGCAGCCTTCCAAGTGCTTCGGCTTCGAGAAATCAGAAATGGCTCGCGCTCTCAGTGACTACAAGCGGGAGCAAGAAATCATCTGGGCAAAAACCCGCGCTCTCTACAAGACCAAGGGTGGCAAGATGGTCTCTTATGACGACCGCCTCACTGGCGGCAGCATGGGACTCCGCTACGCTGACATTCCGCTCCGTGATGAGTGCGAGCGGGAAATCAGAGCCGCCCGCCGATAACCGGGGCGGGGTTCGATCCCCCGCTCTTCATTCTCGGCACAACGATAAAATCCACCCATGACTGCCCGCCCTACCGCTCCGAACCCACCTGAAACTGCCGCCGGGCAGTCATTGGGTGCGATGCCTTGTTCGACTCTTCAGCCGTATCAAAAGGCGATCTTGGATGCGCCAAAATACAGCGCAATCAAGGGTTCTAGGAAAGTGGTCAATGCCTCTCCGTGGCGACATATCGGAGAGCTTGGAGAAATCGCATACATGGAAGATGGCTCGCACCGTTGGAAGCTGTGGGCGGGATACGAGGACATGCGCATCTTCCTGATCTATCTGTCTAGCGGGGATGTCGAAACGCACTTCGCCTATATAGACGACGACGATGGCATGTTGAGGGATTGCGCTGGGGATGACGTGGGCTGGTCGTGGTATGACGCCGAATACTTCATGGACATTCCCGCCAAACCTTCTCTGTCGAACATCCAAGGCCAGCCACGGCGAGCGGTGGACGTGGCAACGGGAGAGGACTAGGCCGAGCCGTTGGACTGCGCCGCCTTGTTCGTCCCCGTTCTCCCAGACTCCCGAAAATAAATCGCACAATATGCGAAATAATACTTGCGCTGTTCGCAGAATGTGCGAAACTAGAAACGCACACCCAAACGCACACCCAAACGCACACTATGAAAGCAATCTACTACAAAAACTGGCTCGGTGAATGGACAAAAGACACAGTAAAGCCCAGCATGAAAAGGCTCGCTTGGATCAAAAAGCACAAGGCACTAAACGGGCAAGCGACAATGCAATCGGCATAACCTAAACCGCATCCAAATATGAACTCATTCATCGCATCACAAGTTAAAGAAATCGCATCGGAACTCATTCTCGACGCGCTGGAAAATGGCGACGCACTTCAAGCCGCTAAAGACCTACGCGCAGAAATCAAAGCAGGATGGTTGGCCGCACTGGAATCAACGGATATGCCGCAAGACATGATTGCAAAACTAGCCTTCCCCCTGTGACATTCCCCGACCAACTCAAAGGTCAACGCGAGCGGCTCGGCCTGACACAGGCCGAGCTTGCCTCGTTCCTGGACGTTTCCCCGCGCGCCGTGTGGCAATGGGAGAAAGGCACGCTTCCCCACCTGCTAACGCAGGAAGGGGCGCTTGCGAGGCTATCGAAGGCCAAGCGACGTTCTCAGGGGACGAACGCCGATGGTCTGGGACGGCGGACGCTGGACTCCGATTCGCCTTGAGACGTTCCCCGCCGTTCCCAGCACCTACTTGTTCAGCTCTTTTGGGATGGGGTGAAAATAAATGAAGAAAGATGAAAAAAGATGTTGACGGGAATCAAATAAGGGGGCAAGCTCTCCCCGTAACCAACACCAACCATCAAATGAAAATCACCACTGCCACAATCCACAGCTCAACTGAAATGACCAAAGCCATCAAGTCCGGCCTTCGGATCGCTCTGCACCTCGAATCAATCGAACGCCCCAGCGGTCTGGCCATCTTCTGCAACACCATCGAAGAAGCCCGCCAAGCATACAAAACAGCGGCTCGCGGATGGGAACAGTTCATGGTGTGCGAGTATCCGACCGACGACTTGAACGACTACAAACAAATCGCCATCGGATGGGTCTGAAAACACAAGGCGGGGTTCAATCCCCCGCCAACCTCTCCAATCAAAATGAAATACTGTCACTGCCAAAATCAAGACGGAAAACGGATCGCCTCAGACTGTGAAGAATGCGGCGGGGTAGTCCGTGCCACGGACTGGACAAAAAAACCGAAACGAGGAGGCGCAAGGAAAGGTGCTGGGCGCAAGCCTGGCGTCGGCACAGGCCGCACCGTCACAACGTCCAGCATCAACCTGCCGCCCGAGCTGTGGGACAGGCTGGACGCGCTACGCGGGGAACTCACGCGCTCCGCATGGATCGCAGCCAAGATCAAGAATGCACGCCTCTGATTCTCTGCTGAACGCATAAGCTCATGGACGCCGACCCTAAATGCCCGATTCAAGATGGACGCTCCTCGGCGTTCCATGCAGCGTCTTGTTATGCTCTTTTGGATTTGTTCTGCTGCGAGGGCGGCGCCGGAATGGGCTACGCTCAAGCCGGATGGACAGTGACAGGAGTGGACATCGTGCCGCGTCCGAGAAATCCGCATCCGGTAATCATCGCGGACGCTCTGGAATACCTCGCCGCGCATGGCCACGAATACGACTTCATCCACGCTTCGCCGCCCTGCCAAGGATACAGCCATCTCACGCCCGAAGGACACAAGGGGAAATACCCGAAGCTCATCCACAAGCTCCGCGAAATGCTGGCCGATAGTGGCAAGCCCTACGTCATCGAAAACGTGGCGGGCGCAAGGCACGATCTGGAAAACCCCGTGATGCTCTGCGGCTCGATGTTCGGACTACGGACGCAACGCCACCGATACTTCGAGACAAGCTTCCCCGTGACGGCTCCGCGCCAGTGTGACCACTCGGAAATCCCGTTGCTCGTCACCACGGCGAGTAAGGCCAGCCGAGAGAAACGCTTCGCGTTGGGGATGAAGCCCAAGACCGTGGCGAATGCTCCGCTGGCGTATGGCATCGAATGGATGTCTTGCGACGGCCTGAAAGAGTGCATCCCTCCCGCCTACACGCGATGGATCGCCGAACAATTTCTTCAGCATAACGACTCTGTGGAGGCACGCCAAAAATAAATCATGGATACACAATCAAACTCCGAGGCGTTGCCTCCCACGGCTGGTTCGCTTTCACGGTGGCCGACAGTGGAGGAAGTCCGCGCCAACTATCTCACGCCAGGAACTGGATGGGCCTATGCTGTCATCACGGGCTTCCGGGACTACCAGCCGGTGGTCGCCAAGTTCTACGTGGTCACTCCGCGCCCCGACGATGCCGAGGTGTGGGTGGACTTCCCATCCGGTCCAGCGCACGCAATCGCAAAACGGTTGGCATGGGACGACGGGCAAACCCTGCGCTTCTTGTGTGTAGCGAACGCAAAAGAGCACACGACCCCACGAAACGAAGCCTAACACCATGGAACACCAAGCACCAATCTCGAAGCCAGAAACCGCCTCCCAAACTGAGGGCGTAGTGGGGGTCGATGTGCCTCGGCTTGTTCGGCTTCTTGTTTGTTGCCGATGCGGGAGTGAGATTGTTGGGAGGAAAATGCCTCCGCCGTGCCACATAAACAGAACTGCGTGCGATAAGTGCAAAACAAATGCCTCACGAAAAAGAAAAAACGCATGGAAATATAGGCACCCGGAATACGTCAAGGCAGAGAGGGTAAATCCCAGATACAGGAAAAAAATCGTGGAGTGGGGGCTAAGGCAGAACATGGAAAGCCAACGAAAGGCAACACAGTCGCGTGAGCGATGGGGGCCGGTAGAAGAATGCTGGCTTTTGGATCATGCGGGGAAGATGTCGGAAAAGGAACTCGCAGAAAATCTCGGGCGGAGCATACGCGCCATAGAAGCAAGATTGTGGAGATTGCGGAAGCAGGATGATTCTCTGCCGAACAAGTAGTTATAGCACCCATGGCAAGGAGCTTATACATGCGTGGCAGCTATAACCAACGAAAAGCTAAAGCGTTAAGCGAGCGAGGGAAACGCATGGCCGCTGCCCGCTGGAAAATCGATAGTGCCCGCCGCAATGTGGAAATGCCAGATCGGATCCGGGAAATGAAAGAGATCGAGGTCCAGAACCTTCCCCGCCGCCGGGGTGATGCATTGGGCTGTCTCCAATGGACGGATTTCCGCACGGGCAAGGTCCGGAGGTGGGTGATCCGGATCGGTGACCGATCTGACCGGGTGACGATGCACACGCCGGACGGGAAATGCACCCTGTCTCACGGCTGGACTTGGGTCATGGATCATCTGCGCGGCTACCTCTGCGGCCGGAAGATCTGACAAGGGACCGCTGCCCGCCTTTGACCTATCTGAAAAACCGGACGTTACAATCTCGCCATGCCAACGAAACCAGCCAAGCCGAAACCACGGAAGAAGCCGACCGCAAAGACGCGGGCGAAGAAGCAGGCAAAGGGGCGCCCGTCGAAGTTCACCCCGGCCATTGCGGCAACCATTATCGACCAGCTTTCCAAGGGCGTTCCGATGTCGATCATCTGCAAATCTAACAAAATGCCGGGAATAACGACCGTCTGGGAATGGCAGAAAAAGGATGAAGCGTTTTCCGAAAGCATCGCGCGCGCAAGAGAAGCGGGATTCGACCAGATCGCACAGGACGCGCTCAACATCGCCGACGAGGTGACGGCCAAGGACACCATCGAAACCAAGTTTGGGGAGATCCCAAACAAAGAGTGGCTTTTGAGGTCCAAGCTCCGGGTTGAGACGCGGCTGAAGCTGCTGGCAAAGTGGGACCCGAAGCGCTACGGCGACAAGATCACTCAGGAAATCAGCGGTCCGGACGGCAAGCCGATCAAGTCGGAAACTTCCCACCGTGTCAGCGAGGAGCTTCAGGAACAGATCCTGCAAAAGACAGCGGAAGCGGCCCGCATCGCCGCCAACGTCATGCCCCCGGCGTCATTCAGGGGCGAGGATGCGGACGAATGAAGCTCACCCCATGGCAACTGGCCATTGCCCGAGGCCGCAAACCCTACGGATGGCAGGTCGAGACGCTGGAAGCGTTCGGGCGAGGCTACCCGGTTGCGCTCGTGGCATGCAATGGGTCAGGCAAGACAACGGAAGTCGCCGGGAGCGCCGTCGAGTGGTTTTTCGAGAAGCATCCGCAGGGCTGGCTTGTGGCTACCTCCAGCTCGTTCAACCAGCTCCAAAACCAGACATGGGCGGCGATTCAAACCCGCCTGCCCAGCGACTATGAGGTCAGGCGGGCGGCGTCTCCGCTCAAGATCAAATCCCCCGGCGGAGGGGAGGGGATTGGATTTTCAACCAAGGAAGCAGGGAGAGCCGAAGGGTGGCACCCGAAGATTTCACCGGAGGTTGACCCGGTGATGATCCTGATCGATGAGGCGAAAACCGTCCCTGATGCGATCTGGACCGCGTTCGATCGGTGCACCGTCGCTTATTCCCTCATCATTTCATCCCCGGGCCCGCCCGTTGGCAGGTTCTTTGAATGCTTCCACAGCCTGAAGAAATTCTATTGGACGCGAAGAGTTCCGTCCACCGAGTGCCCCCACATTCCTGCCCACAAACGCGAAAAGGACCGCGAAATCCACGGCGAGGATTCCGCCCTTTTCCGCTCTATGCACAAGGCGGAATTCACGATGGATGGGCAATTCCTCATCATTGATCCGGAAGCGCTTCAAGCAGCCATCCTGCTTCAACCAAATGCCACGGAATCGGGCGGTGAAACCGTCGCGTTCTTCGACTTCGCCCGCGGAGGGGACGAGAATGTTTTCGCTCTCCGGAGGGGAAACAAGATCCGGATCGTGGACGCGTGGAAGCAACGTGACACCGTGCAAGCCGTCCGAAAGTTCATCAACCTCGCGCAACAATTGGGATTGCAATCAAGCCAGTGTTTCGGCGACGCCGATGGACTTGGCGGGCCGATGGTCGATCAGTTCAAGGATGAGCAGTTCCCAATCAACGAATTCCATGGAGGTTCCAAACCGCTGGATTCCGCCAACTACTCCAACCTCATTTCGGAAGTATGGATTCAAGGCGCCAGGCGCATTCAACGGGGCGATTTCAACATCGGCGAGCCTGACCCTGAAACAAAGCGCCAGCTCACAACCCGCCTTTTTGAGTGGGACAAGAACGGCAAGAAGCGAGTGGAGTCAAAGGACGACATGCGGAAGCGTGGCCTGCCATCTCCTGACCGTGCCGACGCGATTCTCGGGGCCGCCATGTGCGGAAGCTGGATGAGCGGTGCAATCACGGCCGGAGATATCGGAACCGCAGAGGTTGCAAATGATTTCAGAACAGACCTTGTGACGGGCTGGTGATGATCGGGGACCACTCTCCAACCTACCATTTTCCCGGCGTCAGGAAAATGGTCGGTGCGTCATGAACGCGATCAACTCATACCTCCGTCACCTCATTGTGACTGGCATCACGCTCCTCATCTCCAATCTCAAGCTGCCACTCGAAGGAGCTGACAAATTCGCCGATGCGATCGCACTGATCATCATTGGGACGATCACTTGGACTATCGTAAAATACGCGCCTCCAGGCGTTTCTAAGTTCTTGGGGCTTTCGATCTTCACGCTGCTTGCTGGCCTGTTTCTCAATTCTTGTGCCGGTCTGGAACTGACTGCGCGAAGTCGCTACGGAGACATTTCCACCGACCCACAAGGGCGGATCGTAGTAACACCGCTGCCAATTGTGATCCCACAGAAATGACCTTCAATCGCGGAGTAGATCAGCCCGGTTAGATCGCGAGGCTCATAACTTCGAGGCCGTCGGTTCAAATCCGACCTCCGCAACCACTCACCACAACGAAAATGTCCGTCGGCGATGCAGGATTGATCATCATAGCGGTAGCGCTGCTGCTATGCCTGCGTTGTCGGCGGACGCAACCTTCAAATGCGGAAGATTCACGGGCGGAAGATGATGCCTTTCAGATAACTGAAACATGGAGGGACGGGCTATGAGCTTTTCAGCGGTTGGGCAAGTTTTCGATATGAAGTCCTTTTCGGCACACTTGGCCGGACTTAGCTTGGCATGGGCCGATTCGGTCTGCATCCATCACACAGCGTTTCCTGATCTCTCCATGCGCCCAAGCGGATGGACAATCCAGCACATGCGCAACCTCGCCAGCTACTATGGCGGTGAACTCGGATGGAGCGCAGGGCCGCACCTTTTTACTGACGAGGATCAGATCTTCGGACTTTCGCCGCTGACTGCCCGTGGCGTCCATGCCGCCAGTTTCAATGCCCGATCCATCGGGATCGAGATGCTTGGCAACTACGACACTGAAGATCCCATGTCCGGACGTGGAGCGCAGGTGATCGAAACCACGGCTGCCGCTGTGGCCTGCCTACTTGCGAGGCTCGGCAAGTCCGCCAATGAAACTACCGTCAAGTTTCACCGCGACGATCCGAAGACATCGAAGACCTGCCCAGGTCGCAAAGTCTCCAAAGCCTATTTTCTGGGCTGCGTGCAACGGCATTCCGACATCATCAATCGCACGGAAGAGCAATCCGACAGAATCGACGAACCTACTTTGCATGAGCCAGTTCTAACAATCGAACAGCGATTGGAGCGGCTTGAAAAAATCGCCGGAATTTAGCCATGTCCACAACTGCCAACTCCAAACTCAACCTCAATACCGTCATCGGCCTGCTTTCGATCCTCTCCGTGATCGGGACGGCCGTCTTTTTCTTGGCTCCGCTCAAGACCCTTCCCGGTGACGTGCGCGACATGCAGCAAGATGTGCGGGGCATGCAGCAGACTCAGGCCGTCCAGACCGAAGCGCTCAAGACCCTTGCCGATGTGGCCAGTGACACGAAGACGATGCGCCGGGACGTGGACAAACACGAAGCCGCCATCGACGCGGTGAAAGAGCGGCTGAATCGTCTGGAGTCGCAATAATTCAATCTCCGCCGTCCGATCTCGGGACAGACTGACGGCAATCCCGGTCCCCGCAGCTTCTGGCTGGTTGTCTGCGGGGACCACTCTCCCATGACGACCTCCCGGCCGGACCGTGCCAACCTCCAGCACCATGGCCACCGGATTCCAACCCGTAGGCGCCGCCTTGCCGCCGCGTCGTGATTCTCTCGTTTCAGCTGCCGCCGTTTCCGTCGTAAATGACGCTGCCCCCAGCCGTGCCGATTGGGGAGACTCGATCAACATCCCGCTGGCACGCGACCGCATGCTTGAGTATTTCGAGCGCGAGCAATTACCGGGTGACGTTCGCGGGACGCTTCAAGCCGCGCTGAACGGCGATTTGCATTACCAGCACCTCCTTTTCACGGCCATGATCGACACTTGGCCAAAGCTCCAGAAGTCGATTGAGGAAATCTGCCGAAAGGTTTCTGTGGCTCCTTGGAAAGTGCATCCTTTCGCCGTTCGCGGGGAGAAACCGACCCCGAAATCGGAGGAAATCGCCAAGGAATTTGAGTCCCTGATTTGGGGCATGAAGCCGCGAGCGGAGCGGATGGAAAACGGTCTGGAAGATACCATCAAGGCGCTCGTTCGCGGGTATTATTACGGCCATGCGGTCTGTGAAATCCGCTGGGAAAACAAGGATGGCTGGCGGCCACGGGCGACCAAGACCATCCCCGCCCGATACTACGGCTATCCATACGACGCGGCGACATCGGAAGATCCAGAAGATCGCCTGATGTTCGATCCCACCGGCATGATGGGCAGTCGCCAGTTCGAAGACTTCGCGCCGAATCGTTTCCTGATCGGCATCCATGCCGGACACGCTGGCCACCCGGCGACGGCGGCACCGCTCCGCGCTCTAACTGCTTACTGGCTGGCGGCGGTGGATGGCTTGAAATGGTTCCTGAACTTCACCCAGCTCTACGGAATCCCGTGGAGGCATGCGGAGGTGGGGGATTCGAAGGACGAAAACGCGGTCAAGAACGCAATGGCGAGCATCGGAAGCAACGGCTACATCGTTACCAAACCGGGAACGAAGATCAACATTCTCGCTCCCGGATCGACGACCGCAGCATCGCTCCCACAGCGTGAACTTGTCGCGCTCGCGGACCAACAATGCGACCAGTTCATTCTCGGGCAAACCCTCACCAGCGGAGTGAGCTCGGACGGCGGAAGCCGAGCGCTTGGCGACGTTCATCAGGACACTCTCGACGGCGTGGTTGACGGCGTTTCGGAT